CTTCGAGTTCAACGATGAGTTTACACGGGCACAGTTCCGCAATCTAGTTGAGCCATTCCTTCGTGACGTACAGGGTCGTCGTGGTATCTTTGACTTCCGAGTTGTTTGTGATACATCAAACAATACAAGTGAAGTTATTGACCGCAATGAGTTTATCGGCGACATTTATGTTAAGCCTGCAAGATCAATCAACTTCATTCAGTTGAACTTCGTAGCTGTTAGAACTGGCGTAGAGTTTGAAGAAATCGTAGGTAAGTTCTAATAAAAACGATAAATAGTATTAAACAAAGGAGTTAATATAAATGGCTTTCAACATTCAAGAGATTAGAAGCCAATTAGTGCTAGGGGGAGCGAGAGCATCGCTCTTCCAAGTACAAATTGCTAATCCAGCAAACGGCGCAGGCGACATTAAAGTCCCATTCATGGTCAAAGCAGCACAGATACCAGCATCCACAACGGGTGTGATTGAAGTGCCTTACTTTGGTCGTAAGATTAAAGTTGCTGGTGACAGAACATTCGCTGAATGGACAGTCACAATTATCAACGATGAAGACTTTCTCATTCGTAACGCAATGGAACAGTGGTCAAACTCAATCAACTCTCACGCTGGTAACATCCGTGAGTTTGGTTCTGCTTCACCTCTACTATATAAGTCTAATGCTCAGATTACACAGTTCTCAAAGACTGGCGTTCCTATCCGTGAGTATACTTTCAATGGTATGTTTCCAACTGAAGTTTCTGCTATTGAAATGGCTTGGGAAACAACTGATGCGATTGAAGAGTTTACAGTTACTTTCCAATACGACTTCTGGGAAGTCTCTGGTGGCGTAACAGGCAACTCAACCGCCTAATATAAATAGATTCATATGGGGGCTGGTACATCCAGTCCCCTCCAATCTATAGAGGTATAATATCAGTATGGCAAGAAATCTATTCGGCTTTGAAATTAAGAGAAAAAAAGAAAATGCAGAAAGCATTGTATCGTTCGCTCCTCCGGCGGATGACGACGGCGCTACAGTTGTAACTGCTGGTGGTGCATATGGCACATATGTCGATCTAGAAGGTTCTGCAAAGAATGAAGCAGAGCTTGTCACAAAATATCGCAATATGGTACAACAGCCCGAAGTGCAAAGAGCAGTTGAAGATATTGTAAATGAAGCAGTTGTGGTGACTGATGATAGAAAGGTCGTTGAGTGCGTTACTGATGACGTAGATCAACCAGATTCAATTAGAAAAAGAATTCGTGAAGAGTTTGACGAAGTTATTCGCTTGTTAGATTTTTCCAATATCGGTTATGATGTTTTTCAGAAGTGGTATGTTGATGGTAGACTTTACTATCACGCTATCATTGATGACACAAACGTCCGTGAGGGTATCAAAGAACTTCGTTTCATTGACCCAAGAAAGATTCGTAAGATAAAAGAAGTTGAACAGAAGCGTGAAGGTGAAATTTCACTTCAAAAAGTAAAGAATGAATATTACGTTTATAATGAAAAGGGATTCAACACTGCAAGTGCTGCTTCGGTAGGCTCTGCTGGTGGAATGGATGGTACAAAAGGTATCAAGATTGCAATAGACTCGATTGTTCATACAACGTCTGGTATTCTAAACGAAAATAATTCTCTCGTTCTTTCTCATCTACATAAGGCAATCAAGCCTATGAATCAGTTGAGAATGCTTGAAGATGCTGCTGTTATCTATCGTATCTCTCGTGCGCCGGAGCGTCGTATTTTCTATATTGATGTTGGTAACTTGCCTAAGATGAAGGCAGAGCAATATCTAAGAGACATGATGGCAAAGCACAAGAACAGGCTTGTTTATGATGCATCTACCGGTGAAGTTCGTGACGACCGTAAGTTTATGACAATGCTAGAAGACTTCTGGCTTCCAAGAAGAGAAGGTGGTAGAGGTACAGAAATCACAACTCTTCCAGGTGGTCAAAATCTTGGTGAGATGGATGATATTTTATATTTTCAAAAGAAGGTATATCAATCGCTTAATGTTCCCATTTCAAGACTCGATACAGAAAATGGCTTCTCTCTCGGTAGGGCTTCTGAGATTACAAGAGATGAAGTGAAGTTCTCTAAGTTTATTAATCGTCTTCGTAATCGCTTCTCTACATTATTCAACAAGGTTCTTGAGAAGCAATTGATTCTAAAGGGTGTGATTGCACCAGAAGATTGGGCTGATATCAAAGCAGGTATTCGCTACGACTTTATGCATGATAACCACTTTGAAGAATTAAAGCAAGCTGAAGTTTTACAGAATCGTCTACAGATTGTTGCTGAGATTGATGAGTACACTGGCAAATACTACTCTGAAAAATGGGTTCGTACAAATGTCCTTCAGCAGTCAGAAGATGAAATGAAAGAGATTGATGAGCAGATTAAAGAAGAAGGTGAAGAGAACGATGATGAGTTTGAGGATGAAATGGATGATAATGAAGCGGAAGATAAGCCTGATCAGGAATCCGATGAATCGTAACGATTATAAATATATGGAGTTAATATAATGGCAGAACATAGCGTAGTAGATTTATTGAAACATGCTCACGAAAATCAACCAAGTGATTTTAAAAATGCGTTTCAAGATATAATGCAGGATAAACTTGGTGCTGCAATCGATGCTAGAAGAGAAGTTATTGCACAGCAGATGATGAATGGTGCCGAAGAGGAAGACTTTGATTTAGATGTTGACCTCGACGATTAACCAGATATTGATAGCGCATAAGAATAAAAAACAAATTATAAGGAAACCACAAATGCTATCCTTTAAAGATTTACAAGAAGTGCTACAGCCAAAAGCTGCTGGCGAGAAACGTTTCAAAGACAAACACGTCGCTGACACCATCGATTATCCACTAAATGACGCTGAAATCAATAAGGGTACAAAGAAGTCTCCTGCAAAGAAGAAGCGTATTGCTGATAGTGAAGAAGGTAAAGACGCTGCTGTTTATGAAGAAAACGAGAAAATGACTCCTGCTCAAGAGAAGAAGCGGGAAGAAATCGTTATGGCTATGAAGAAGGACAAAGAGAAGCTACAGTCTCGCTATGGCGAAAGCTGGAAGGCTGTAATGTATGCTACTGCTACAAAGCAAGCGATGAGTGAATCCGTTGACCTTGATGAAGACGTTTCTGTATATAAAAAGACTGCAAGAAAAAATAAAAATGACGTTACATATGCTTTTGGTAGAACTAAAAAACTAGATGGCCAGCCAAAAGAAAAGGGTGGATATTGGGTTTGGAAATTGTCGAAGAATTATGATGGAAAAGTTCGGGGTGGTATTAGAAACTCATGGGTATATGTTGAGAAAGATTTATCTTATTCTGATGCTGTCAAATTAATGAATAAAAAACTTGGACGCAAAGAATTTAAAGAAGAAGTTGAACTTGACGAAGCTAAATATGAGCTTTATCACAAAGACTTTTCTTCTGCTATGCAACATGCATATCATGTAGCAAAGAAGCATCACGGTATTACCATTGATCCAGAAGAGATTGATGATAAGGTTGCTACTGGGCCTCGTAAACCATCAGAGGGTAAGACGAATACTTATCGTCTAAAAGGTGATAAGGGTGCTGTTCAAATTCAAGTATATAACAGGGGTGGTTCAAAACCATTTGAGTTGAATATGTATAAAGAAGAAGTTGAACTTGACGAAGCACAAAAGATGTTTATGTTCAAGACAAAAGCAGAAGCTGAGAAGAAAGCAAAAGAAATTAAAGGTGTAATGACTGAGTTGGGTCCAAAAAACTTTATGGTAGTAACGAAAGACCTAACGAAAGTTCCTTCAAAAGCTAAAATGAAGTTTGGTAAAGACAAAGATGTTACACCAAAGGGCTATGGTCCAAATGAAGAACTGGATGAAAGCGCAGCAGGTATTGCTCAACTCAAAAAAGCATATGAGCCACTGCGTGGTAAGAAAATCAGTTTAGATAACGCTAAGAAGCTATCTGCTATTATGAATAAGTTTGCTGACGATAAAGCAATGCTTCAGAAACTGGCAAAAGCAGACATTCCTTTCGTGAGTTCAAAAGCAGTTACAATACTTATTACGAAGCACAATATGAAGGGTGCTGAGATTAATAAGATGAGGAAGGAAGAAAAAGCCTTAACAACTGATGCTCGCTATAAAACATTTAAAGAAAAATTGTTGAAGTTAGGCTATCAGAAAGCTGATATTGATGAAGCTAAATATGAGCTTTATCACAAAGATTTCTCTGGTGCTATGCAACACGCATATCATGTAGCAAAGAAACATCACGGCATTACTATTGATCCAGAAGAGATTGATAATAAGGTTGCTACGGGGCCTCGCAAACCATCAGAGGGTAAGACAAACACTTATCGTCTAAAGGGTGACAAGGGTGCGGTTCAAATTCAAGTATATAACAAAGGTGGTTCAAAACCCTTTGAGTTGAATATATATAAAGAA